GGGCGCTTTTCCCTCGCAGTTTGGTCCAGGAGGACTGCGTTGAGATGCTCGGAGGAAACCCGACCGATGCCTGGTATTAGTTCACAGCTATATGATTAACGTCCCGTCGAGCAGGAGCTCACCGCTATATGAGCATGCCCGAGTGTAACATATTGTATATACATTCAAAATCCGCACGACCTTGGTCAAAGGGCACTCACTCCCTCATCAGCAATGAAAAGTGCGTTAACAGGGTCGCACAAGAATCCTTATGTAAAATAATGTGTAGTAGATAGTACCTGGATCGACGACAGACAGTGGAAGATGTCGACGGTTATTTGCCTCCGCCGCGAGCTTTTAGGAGGTTGTTATATTTTGTATATATTAGTAGAAAGAGATACGATAGTTGCGATGCGGTGTACCCTTGACGGGGAATCGTAAGATTGCGGTCGTGATTGTGCATAATGTAAATAGTTAATTGTTTATATACGATGAAATGATGCAAGTGACTCTGGACGTCACGCATTTATAGGCGGAATGCATGTAAACCCTAGGAACAGTGTGTGTTATTAACGACACACACTTTATATAGACTTAAGTGCTACGGGTGGAAGGATAAAGAAGTGGCCTTGGTAGGGCCACGCTGCTCCCTATTTTTATATATGTTTTGACAACGAGGCTGTACATGACCATGCCCAGAAACAACAAACAAAACAAACAAATGGCTGTTATGGCCAAGAAGAGGAAGGGAGGAAAAGGTAAAGTGAAAGTAGTCAATGGAAGTGGTGCATATTCATTTAAAGACATGGGAGGTGCCATAAAGAGTGCAGTTCAAGGTGCTCTTAAGAACAAGTCTACACGAAGCATGCTTATTAATGGAGCGGGAAGTTTGGCTGATAGGTTTGTACCTGGTTCGAAGAATGCTGCTGCCGGGTTAGCAAAGTTGTTGCTTAATAAAGTGTCTGGATCAGGCGCATACATGATGGGAGGTCATCCTAGAGTGAACTCACTGTTTAAGAACGGTGATTCTGGAAAGATGGCCAGTGGGAACGCCTTATCAATACCTAAAATGCACGATTCTGGTAATTCTATACGTGTATCACATCGAGAATATATTATGGACATCCTTGCTCCATCTGATGGAGAACAGTTCAACCCTATGGTTTTTAGCGTCAATCCAGGCGATCCTGCTGTGTTCCCATATTTGAGCGGCATGGCACAATTGTTTGAGCAATACAAATTCCATGGACTTGTATTCGAGTTCGTTTCCACCACATCACCCTACAATTCGTCACCAGCAATGGGTTACGTCATGGCTGCTGCGCAGTACAATGTGTTGCAAGCTCCTTTCCAAAGTCCCATTGAACTTGAGAATAGCACTGATTCCATAATGGCAAGACCTGACAATTGCATCATGTACGGCGTAGAATGTGCCACACAATCTTACAATTATTACTATGTTGAGAACAACAGAAATGTTGTGATTGACCCCGCGACATACAATTTCATGAATTTCACACTAGCCACCAAAGGATTACCCGCGACTTATCTTCCTGGGTCAGTATTGGGTCAATTGTGGGTATCATTCGACATTGAACTACTCCAACCATTGTACGAACTTCCAGCTGGCGGTTCATGCATTCTCGCCGCCAATCCCCTAAACACAACCTCCACTACCAATTTTTTAGCAGCGTTTAAGTCAACTGGTGGACACACGAATAGTCTTAATTACAATGGCCGATTCACACCATACGCATTGAATGGAAGCGGGAAACCACTAATATCTACATCCGACTTTAATGATGGTTCACACACTCAGACAAGGCTGGTCGTTGAATTGGGAAATATGGAATCTGGAAACGGTGTGCTCGTCCAATTAACCACTCAATGCGATCACATCACCACCACGACAACATCTCCGACTCCTGTAGCAATTTCCGCCTCCACTGCTAACACTTTCGGAAATTCAGTAACTTTGCAAGAAAACCTGTCATTTCAAATCACAGGCATGGTTAATTGTGAATTACAAAATTTCGATCCATACATGACATTGGTAACAAACGTTCATAATAACATGAAAACATTAGTGCGTGGTAAGTCAACTGTGGCACCATTTAGTTGTGAAGTCCAACAAACTGTTACATCCTCAGGTAATAATCGAGTCCAAGTGACCTTTTCTTGGTATGTGGTCATGACTGGGTCTAATCCAGGCTTTATGATTTCACCTGCCACTTTATGGTCTGACCGGATTCCTGTCAAACTTGGTACAACCACGAGCAATTGGAATCTTAACATGACACTTATCAAAGACACAAACGCCATTGGAACACCCACTTTCATACCATATTACGTTGCCGCTGGCACACCACCTACGACACACAACCCAACGCAGAGTAATTCCATGGCATTCCATCGAACCTTTAGTCAAAAGTATGCAGTGCGTGAAGCTCAGGAGCGAGATGATAGGACACTTCTTAAGATGTTGTGCGATAAACATGGAATAAGCATTTCATCTATTCATGAGGAAGCACCTGACAGGTCATATGCTGACGTTGATTCTGAGGATGAAACATACGACTGTGCCGTTGCCCCAAAAGTACCATTACTTGAACGTGTTAGAAGCATGTCCTTGTCAGCCTCATCCAAATTTTGATTACCACCCCTGCACATACAGCCCGCATGTCCGGGCTATATAAATAGACATGCTGTATAAATTGTACATATATTAGGGTCGTTGTTGAACGCTGGCCAGCGTTCGGATATAAATAGGCATTTTCTTTGGCAGTAGATTGTTTTACAGACTGTCCGTTTTGCACGTAACACGTAGACGTGTAGTTTCCTCTTCCTCTGCTACACACACATGTTATTCCATCCCTTCACCTAGTTTTTAATCATTGTATCTTTTTATTACGTACACCTATCGGTTGTATATGCATAGAAAATAACGTATAAAATGATGGAAAAGGCATGCCAAGGCCGTTCTTTTTCTATGTATATGCATGAATTGGCGCATTAGTTCAAAATGTTAAATATTTACGAAGAACTAGAGGAGGGGGCACGACTCAATGTGGATACGTCCACTGAGCAACATAACGGCGCGTTAAGCAATGTTGTGTTGGAGCAACGATGTCAACTCCCAGGTGTGGATTGCGGTTCACACCAGCCGGAAATTATTCCACCGGTACACGATGCCTTTAGTGACAGGTGCACTATCGGTCAGCTTGTTCACCAAGCTGGCATAGCGGGATGTATTGGCGCTTTGTCGGGTGATTGTGTGGAACGCGATACGACAGAGTCGAGAAGCATGGGTCATGAGAATGATTTGTGTTGTGGAAGTTCGGGGCAACATCCCAGTTCCCCGGATGCACTCAATAATTATGTGATATTTCCCGCACTAATGCGAAGTAGTAGTGACCATTGTGGTCACAGTAGTTTGGAAAACAGTAGAGTAGTAGTAGAGGATTTAAGTAGTTTTATAAGTGATGACGTAGACAATAGTTGTTATAGCTGTAGTAGTAGTTTAATAGAATACTTATTAGGGGATCCTCTTATAGGAAACCTGTTAGAGCCAGATTCCATTAGGGAATTTGACAGGGATAGATCCCATGACATCAACGTGTTGTGTGCTGTGGCTAATTGCGTTGTTGAAGAATGCCAACCGGTTGTGATGGCTGTTATCACACCAGAAGAAAATTTCGTAGAGTTTTGTGAGAATGTAGTCGGAATGCAAGCTGGCACGGACCGAGAGGTTTTCATATTGATGTGTGAGCAATTGAGCGCATGTCGCCGGTCCATATACGAGGCACACCTACGTTTGGGAGGACCTGATATCATTGTCCGATCTAATGGCGTGGTAGATCGTGGACATTTTGTAAACATGTTATTTTGTGTGGATGAGCAATTTAACGTTGAATGGTCCAAACACGCACAGACACAATATGTGTATTGTGATATTGATAGTGACGGAACAGTACGACCCGAAAACGGATCGGGTGATCGTGTCATGTCCCACGCATACACGTTCCGGAGGTTATACCATGTGTTAGTTAAGTTACGGATTATTATTAGAGGTATGCAATCCATAATTGCTTCTAGAAGGAGTGTCCGTAAACATGTGGTAAGGTTAGTAGATAGATTAGTGTTGCATAGAGGCTATTTTACTCTTGGATTCCGCACTAATTATCCGGACAACCCGGTACATCACATGAAGGTATCGCTTCGTACTTACAATGCTGGTTGCGCGACATTCGCCAACAGTTATGATCCGTGCCGCGGACTTCGGATGCTCCATTTATTATTTGAATCACAGTTTATGGAGTTATTCATGTCGTACGATGCACACACACACAATGACATTACGTCAGAGAGGTTCTTATATCATGGTTACAGCAACATGATATTGTGTCGATCATGTATTATTGTGGAAGGTTTTAACATGTTTGGCAAAGAATTTTCCTCCGATGTCACAGGGGATGGGCCGAAGGGTGGTAATAAGGGTGCTAATGTTAAAGGTGGTGGTGTTAAGGATTCCAACAAACCACCCATGAGTGCTAAGGGCCCAGCAACCACGTCGGCGCTGAAAGCAGCGTCGATTGAGAATCCAAAATCAGGCAAAGAAATGAAAGACAAGGTTAGAACAAAATACACATTATGTGATGGCTCATGTGATTTTGTTAACGTGAACCATTACCACCCAGTTCGCAAATCTGGGAACGGCACCGACAAGCCCGCCGACGGCGCCGTTCGCCGCCTTGCCAAGAAAGAAAGCGAGAACATTTGTTTCGCTATATGCCATGATAGTACAGAAGAGTGTATTGCTGTACATCATCATGTTGATCATGTTAACAGGGAGAAATCACTCAATGATGCGGAAATAAGTTCACCGGCCTTGGCCGAGATTGAAGCATCTACGAGTGTGGCGGATAAACCCGTCAATGTTGGGACTGCTAAGAAACCTGCGGTTCCAATTGATAGTAAACCTGAAACACCCAGCAAGATACCAAGACCTGCGAAGAAGAACACTGGAAGTAGTGTTGCAGGCAATAATGGCGTAGAAGCCACATTCACCATTGATGAGGTACATGTTGAGGCACCACTAGCCACCGACATGGTAAGTAACCCGATGTGCGCGGCTGCAGGTGGCAATTGCAAACCTAGTTTCCCTCCGCCCAGTAGTAGTGCTGGTGGTAGTGCAATCAACCCTTTACGTAGTGTAGGCTTGGTTGGTTTTGCACCACCACAGATGGTTGCACCAAAATATATTAATCCTGGGAGGGGATTGGCACCAAAATGCCCCGCGTTGTTGGGACCATTGCACCCGAGACTCATTGGTCTACGTTTACCATCGCAAGCACCACTTAATGTATGTCCACCAATAGGTTCTTGGAACACATATGCTGAAGGCAACCAGAAATTCGACGTCATTCGTTTTGATAATTATAACCCTGATGGGACATTGAAATTCTTTCCAATTATTAGAGGCGAAGTCAGCAGAGATGTATTCCGATCCACGAAGCCATTGGAAGACATGACTGGCAACACGAGACGGTTAGCCTATAGCAGTGTGTTGTTTAGCAATCCAGGATCAAGGTGTATTTCTAACGATTTAGATTTGTTGGAGATGGTGACTCATAAAGATTTTACATTGCCATTACACCCAGAACTGGGAGATTTGGGATTATGCAAATGTGTCAATATATTTGTGACTTTGTCAACTGATAGAAGCGGATGGGAGTTTTGTCGTGACATGATTGCAGGCACGCGGTTGGTTGATGATGTGCAAACATTAGGCAACGAACATAGAGTAGCAATTACGAACGAGCGACGATTTAACTCTCTTTTTGAATATAGAAATCCCTTTGGTCGGTTTACCACGTCATTGGCTAAAAGAGGCAAAATCACTAGTGTCTCTGAGGTCAATATGACGCAGAAAGTCGGATATGGACGTAGTTTTTATGGGATGGTGTATATTGGTGTCGTTGAAAGGACTGTCACTGACATGCGATTAAAGAATGTTGTGACGGGAGATGGTCACACTACGGCTGGTATAATTCAATCTATTTTGAAGAGCATTCAGCGTAACTTCGCGGATCTGTATGAGGTATCCAATCAAGAAGTTATGAATAACACAGTAATGCATATTGTCAATAGAGTTGTTATTTTACGCCAAACAGTAAAGTTATCAGAGGTATATAGCGAGACAGCGGCTACTTCCGTGTTAACTTTAAACTTCCTTTCGGCTCGGCGGGAATAGCCCCGAGCCGTGGTTTACGTTACTATCACGTAGATTACGAAGGTGCAAAGAACCCGATTCGCACCAATTTCGTTAAGATCAAGAAAGGCAAAGAATATATAGATATGTCTACACAGTCTATAGATTTTAAGTCAGACGATCCGAAGAAAGGCTATAAGAGTGTCGCTTTCCCAGTGGCACACAACGGCGTAGTGTATGGAAATACGGATGTTAATTTAGCGGCCTGCTTCTTCGGTCGCACATTAGCATTGCGTATTAAGGATGGACTCGATGTGGTGAGAGAGGACGGGTATGACGACTGGTTACGTGACAACCAGAAGACATTCATCTCTACACACATTGGTCGATTCATGGCATACGCCGTCGAGTACTCATTCAGGGAGGGCCTGCATATGGACGCCAATTGGGAGAATTTGGTGATTTCTTTGTTACCGCATATTAAGAAGAAACTCCGTATGCAGGCTGCTAAAGATTTGTTGGGGACTGGCAAGTGGCTGGAAGACAGTTGGCAGATTTTCATGACAAGAATTAAGATTAAATTACACGAGACAGCAAAGTTTGGGAAACCACCGCGCGGTATAGGCGATTTGGGTGTGTCACAATCTTTGCGTGGAGCTGAAATCATGGAAAGTGTGAAAACCTTTATGGCAGACACACCTTTCCAGTTTGGGACTAGTAGGTGTACTTTTATTAAATCAGTCAGTAGAGAATCATTGATGTCTGTGTTTGCTGCTATGGTGCCGAGATGTGAAAAATATAGGGTAGATAGTTATGTGTTTAGTGATGATTCATTAGTTAATGTTTGCTTCCAAGATGAGGATGGCAAATACATACATAGGGTATATTGCATTGACATATCAAAATGTGATATGTCACACACGAGGTCATTGTTTGAGTTGTTCCGTGACATGTTTGAAAGTCATGGGTTAATACAAATTCTCATTGATCAGTGCATTGGTGATGTGTGTATGTTTGGAGTTGATCGAGCAAAGAAGATCGTAATTGAGCTGCTCGATTATACCCTGCTTTCAGGAAGTACATTAACGACTGCGATCAACACATTGGCTAACTATCTTATATTCGTTTGCATTTGCGTAAACCAGCCAAAAAAACAACATTGATTTGATGAGGGCTGTGGAGAACTGTGGCTACGTTGTCACAACAGGGGAGGATGTATCGGAGCATGTAAGTCAGCATGAATTCCTTAAACATTCGCCAGTATTGACTGTTGATGGCGTGTACGAGCCTATGATACATTTAGGGCCGTACTTTCGACGCTTTGGGATGAGCACTGTGGGTGATTTCCCTGGGCCAGAGAGTATGTCAATCGAGGACCGTGCGTTTGCTCATGAGTATGCTATAATTAACGGTATGTTCGGTGATGGAATAAACTTCGGCGTTTCAAATCCATTTTTGGATTGTTTGCGGCGTAAGTTCAACATTAGCGGGATATCTGTTAAGCATAAGAAGCGCTTAGATGCAGTCGCATCCGAGTTCACACAATACAAGGTTGACACACAGGTGCTAATCCGGGTTACAGATGAGGAGTTGTTTCGACGATACCTCGTCAGTAGTGAGTTGAACGGAGACGCAATCACAATGTTAGACGTTCGTGATTTGTATCATGAGGTCGAGAATCTCAGGTATGGAAAGAACATAGTTAGCGTTGTTCTTGATGAGGTTCTCAGGAAGGACTACGGTTTGGGTAGAGCGTAAAGTCGGGTCACGTCCGGCTGCTCGCACACTACCACCACCACTATCGGCTTGTCGGATCCGATCGTGCGAACACAAATGGTTGTAAGATCGACC